GCCTCCTAGGCTAACAGTTGTGTTCCCAATCTGCTTAAGCGTCAGCTTGGAAGCAGTGTCAGGAGACGTGTAGAGGAGGTTGGCAAACTGCCCAAATCGATCGTTCCTGAAGACGTAGCGTCGATCTTGGCGACTCCTGTTCGCGATCGCGTTATACCCCGCGCCAGTCACGTACGTGATGGTGCTTCCTGACTTGAAAGTCACGGGTGAAGCGTCTATTGGCACCGTGCCAAAGTCGCCCAGCGTAACGAATCTTGGATACTTGAGCCAGTCAACTTCGTAGCTGAGCGGCAGTCCTGCAATGTTTCTTCCCCTCTCTTGCCTGGGAACATTGATGTCAACTCCCCAAACTGCATCAAGGTTCGTGTACTGGAACGAGCGCGAGAGAGGGCTTGAAATATCATCATCTCCCAGGCTGGATGTGGCCAAAAGAGAATGGTAGTTCCCATAGTTCATAGGGAACGGATCGAGGAGGAACTCGTCTGCCACAGGAAATCCCGTGATGTCCTGCGACACTGTGTGACTTCCAAACTGGTCATCGCTCTGGTGCTGTCGCCTCTCACCTCCGACAACATGTGACCCGTAAAGTGTGATCGTGGCGCGCTTGCTCTCGATCTTCAGGAAGGACCCGGTGATTGCTGACGTGATGAACTCGTATGGCGTTATGCCGGCATCAATTCCGAGAACGAGCTCATCTTCGGGTGTGAGAATGATCGGTGTCTCTCTTGAAGACCCGTCATTCACAGATGTGGTGCCGAAGAACGTCCCGAAGGCTCCACCTGCGAGCTCTGCAAACGCGTGGATCTCCTGATTGTCGCCCGGTCCCTGTGATCCAAAGAAGAATCGCGGATCGTAGTTGCGCATGTCTGCTGGGCCGAACGACTTTCTTGCAGAAAAGGGACGAGAGAGCAGCGAAGTTGAGTGCGCCATCTCTGCTCTGATGACAGAGGCGACAGACCCAAACTTGACTGACATCTGCAAAGGATCACGCAGAAAGGGAGAGTACAGGTCTATTCCCACCCAGGAGCTGTACACGTGAGCACGACTCAAGCTGTTGCTTGCGGAGTAGACGTAGGAAAATCCGTCAATTATGTCAACTGCAGACTTGCCCGAGTAGGTCATCGATTCGTTCTTCAAGTTGTATCCGAACGACAGAGCAGATGGCGATCCCGGCCAGATGTGTTGAATGTAGTTCAGGGAGTTACCGAGCTTTTCGGGGACACCCGCAGAGTTTAGCGGGAAATTGACGGAGGGTGTCCTGAAAGGCAGGGGCGTAGTTCCCTTCCTTCCTCGAGCAGATATTGCGGGCGTCATCTCAAGTCGAAGAGTTCCACTGAAAAGGCTGGTGAAAGTTGTGGGGGGAGAGAGCTGATCGATATTGCGATTGTCAAAGTCATGCTTAAAGTGAGGAGAGTGGAGAGGAAAGCTGCTTGAGATAAAAGCTGAGGTACCTGAGAGCGGCGGATTCAGGCCCATCAGCGACTTGAAGGACGCGTTGTGAGAGCTCGTTATTGTGGGAGAGTTGTAGAAGCAGACAGAAGCTGACGCTATCAAAAAGCGATCAGAGGCAGTTGCATCCTGCTGTTGGTCTCGCGACAGCAATACAGACTGCCTGTCAAACATCAGCGGATTTGCGTTTCTAGCCTGACGATACAGGAAGAAGACGTAGTTGTCCATGTCTCTAAGATGGAGGTCTCTTCCTCCGACAAATGGCGATGCCGCGAGTCCCATTACGTGCGTTCGCCTTGCAACGACCGGGATCTCAATTCTTACTTTCTCAAGGAGGAAGGGAGCACTAATGTAGTTGGACATCTTGAGCACGTTGCTCTGCGTCGCGTGATACTTCGTCGCAAAAGGAGCAAAGAATGATACGGTTGGCTGGCCAATGTTTGCAGTTCCAGCTCCGATCTGCATCTGATCCGTGAATCGCTTGAGCTGGGGCGTTTCTGAGGTGCTGGGGTAGAACCGCTGATTGATGTGGTTCGGCGGCACAAACTGCCCCATGTAGCAGTTCGATCCCGATGCGTTTGGTGTGTAATAGAACGAAGGAGCACGTGTGAACTCAAGCTCTTCGAACTCGCAGGCGAAGTCTGTGCTTGGGCTCTTGCCGCCTGTGATCGGATCGGTGACTCCGATGTCGTCCCACCGCTTCGTCACGAAGTTGAAGTAGCAGAAGCCAGTTCCTTCCTTCGTGAACTCGCCCTCTGTGTCCTGGTCGATCTCGTTCTGCGGGCAGCGGTAGACGTACTTCGTCTCTGACGGTGTGATGTCGATTGTGATGGCGTGTCGGGATCCTAGGGGCGCAGCAAAGCTATCCTGCGCGCCGTCAAAGACAAGACGAGATGAGGTCTGCGCGGGAACGATCTCCCTAAAGGGCGACCGGACTCCGGGATCGATGTTGAAGTGAACGTCAGATGCTCCTGGCGTCTGCCTTCCCTCAGCGAGGATGCCTCCGACATCAGAGAGAGAGCTGCCTGAGTAGAGCATCGTAGGATACACGACTGTGCCGGTCACAAAGTCGATCGCCCTGTTCTCGTTGAAGGGTGAGCGGGTGCCCACGACGAAACCGGTGTCAGCCGGAGGAGGCAGCACATCCTTGTGCGCGTCGTTCTCGCGGATACGCACTCTAGTGCTAACTCGTGTCCTCCTGGCGCTCATCTCTTAAGACCTCCAAAGGCTACTGAGTCGGTTCCGTACCGTGAATTATGGTAGGTGAATCCTGTCCCAGCGCTCTTTCTTGTCCTGCCAAACTCTGACCCGTGCCTGAAGAACGTGCCCTCCACTATTCCCTCGGGCCACGTCTCGTGGTCTCGAAATGGGGTGCGATCTGGACCAGAGATGCCGCTGTACCCAGGAATCGGTATGCCGCTGATGACGTCCTGGGCATCGAAGAAGGCATTGTCCACGCTGCTGACACTGCCTACCTCGTACACGTTGACGAACAGCGCTGATGGCCGCGAGTTGACCGACAGTGCCTCGCAGTCAGCCCTGACACCCCTAGCCGGCGCCACCTCAGCGAGGTTGAAATTGCTTGTGTACTTGACAGGAAGGGGCTCAATGGCCCCATTGATCAGAGAGGGATCTGTCGCAAAAATCTCGCCCTCTCCGCCGTTTGTGTCCAGAACCTGCTCTGGCGTCAGAGTGCCAAGCCTGTCCTTGAAGGACTCAAAGGCGCCTTCTGGCATCTGGGCGCCGACCTTGTCGTTGAAGGGCTTCCTGGTGCTCCCAGCAGCGGCATCCTGTCCCACATCAATCGTGAGTATTGTGAAGTCAGCCTGGCCGCTGGAGATGACAGGTGAGTTGGAGGTGAAGACTCTCTTTCCGAGGTCCTTGATCTCAATGCCCTGTGAGAATCGCTCAAAATCAGCGTACTCGGACGGCCTGAGGAACGTCTCGATTGTCTCAGCCATCAGCGTCTGCTCCTGCTGCTAGTGACTTCCCTTCCGGCGACTAGATCCTCGCTTGGGACGGCCGTGCTGCAGTCTGTTGTGTCTGACCTGGTAGCAGCGGTCGGAGTGAGGTATTGCTTGTCGAAGGAGTACTTGACGCGGGACCTCTCTGCGACGTGAGACTCGACGATGTACGCGATGCCCAGGAAAACGCTGTTCATCGGCACGAGCTGTGCTACGAGATCACCCAGCGACTTGCTCACCCAGTTAAAGACCTCGTACATCGCCTTCAGATCGGGCTTGTCGGTGAGCCGATTGAAGTAGACGCGTCGGAGCGCCTCAAGCTGTGGGTAGTGGTCCTCATTCAGCACTCTGGGGTCACCGAGCGCCCTGTCGAAGAAGTCGAGCGACGAGAGCAGCTTGACGATGTCGTCGTTGAGTGCATCCACGGCTGACGCCTCGATGGCGATCCTGGGATCTGAGATGGGCACCTCACTGCGGATCTGCTCGTACACGGGAGCGGGCAGCGCATCGGGAAAAAGCTCTAGATTGTCTGCCTCTGTCAGCGACCTGATCCTCACCTTGTCGTTGGTCTGCCTCACGTCAAATCGAGTTGAGACCTGTGTGAAGGATATGGGATCAGGCTTGAGGACGAGCTTGTTGGACTCAAATCCCATTCCGCTGGCGTGGAGTCCTGTCTGGCTGAAATCGAAGAGCTGAATGACTCCTGACGCGTCTGTGCCCGTCACCGGCTGGTCCATGCTGACGTCCATTCTCAGGCGCTCGAACGATCCTGTCGTCCTGCTCATGAAGCCAAAGTTGACGAGAGGATCCTGCACACCCAGCGACCTGTTTGATCGCGCGTGCTCCAGCAGCTCATCCTTATCGAGACAGTACGACCAGAACCTCACCTGCCCCACCTTGCCAGCGAACTGCGTTGTGCGCATCTCGTTGGAGACGGCGGAGTCGTTCAGGAAGGGATAGGATGCGTCCCTAGCGAGGCTCTGTGATCCAATGACGAGGAAGGCGCCGCTCGCGTTGTACAGCGCGCTGATTGTCTCGAGGACGCTGTTTGAGGCGCTTGTCGCCTCCTTGAAGTAAGCGGAGGCGCTGAACACCGCGAGATCGCCTGATGCTCCCGCCCTCTGACAGGTGAGCGTGTACTGGCTACGCGTGTACTCGGCCGTCCTGTCGTACAGGGAAAGCTGAGGCGCTCGGTTGTCGTCGGCGCGCCGTCGTGTGAAGCTGACGTGCCATCTGTTGCCGTCGAAGACATCCGCGCCAGTGATGTGCATTATGAGCGGCTGCACTGACTTGGCAGAGTCGACGGCAAAGTAAGCGTTGACAGTCTTTGGGTTCTGCGTTGCGACAACGTTGAGGATCACTCCGCCTGTGCTGGAGGGCGCGGATGTTCCCGTAGTGTGAAGCCGCATAAGGCTCTGGATTCCGACATCGGAGCCAGTGACCCTAAAGACGCCCTCTATTGACCACGAGCCACTCGTGAAGAGACCATCGTTCGCTGAGTTGGACACGCCGTGGGGCTGCAGGGAAGTGACGTTGACAAACTGTCCACCCAGAGTCGGGTAGCCTGCCTCAACTCGCGACCCGCTGAGGAAGCTGCCTGTGACGTGTGGGATATTCGAGGAGAATCCGAGAGAGTTCTGAACGGGAGTGACTGGAGCCACGCTGCCTGAGAAGTGAAGCAGAGCAGACACCTCTGTGACCTCTTCGCGCTGCGTCTCTATCCGAACAGAGGTTGGACCACCGTACTCCCTGATCCTGAAGAAGGTGTTGGGAGCGATGCCTGCTGCGTTGAGGAGCGACTTTATGCTGGCCTGCGTTCCCTTTGAGGTGACAATGTCCCTCATGTTGGTCAGGATTCGCCTGAAGATGTTGTCCTGCACGCTCTTGAGAGAGCGAGTCTCGGTGGCGCTAAGTGAGGTCCCATACACGTACTGCTGGACCGAGGACTCCTGGAACAGGTTCGGCAGGTCGAACCCGTAGTAGCTTGCCAGGAAGTTGAGAAATTGATTCGAGACGGACTCTGTCTCATCATAGTCGACGTAGGTGAGACGCGAGAAGTGATCGTGGAAGATCTTGATCTCATCAAACGCCTTAGCGTAGATGAGGAGCATAGCAGTCATGATCTGAATCGATCCCAGACCGCCCGAGCCTGGGATGCTCTGACCCGTATAGCTTGCGTCTAGATCACCCTGAACATTGCTGAACCCAAACTGCGCCTGTGCCTCGTTGAAGTAGTGCTGGGGCACGAGGCGGAGAATGTAGTTTGGGTTCTCGTCATCATAGGCCGATCCCGTGGTGAGAAGCTGGCTGTTGATGAAGGCTGTCCTGTCAAAGTCTGGGAACAGCACCGGGTTGAGACGATCAGGCTCTATTGAGAGCGCTGACGATCCCGTTGTGCGCATTGAGCTAGCGTAGTTCTGGACTCGAGCGTGAAGTGAGTTTCCAGAGCTGTCAAGCACAACTGCGGACTGCGTGTATCCGCCCGGCGGCTCGTTGAACTTGTAGTACAGGGACAATTCGTCTGACGCGAAGTCGGGCAGGACCGCGTCATGCCTCACGCTGTCAGGACTCCGCAGCGATCGATAGATGCGAAAATCGTCGATCCCGCCGACGTAGAGCTGATTCGGTGTCTGCAGGACGCCAGACTCAAAAAACGAGGATCCGCTGAAGACTGTCAGGGATGGTGCCCTGAAGTTCTCGCCTATTCTCAGCACATTGGAGGAAGTCGCAGCCTGAATGGCGTTGACAAACAGCGCGAGGCTTGCTGTCGTTGCGCTCCTCGAGTACTGCGCGGAGACGTGCTGGAACTGTCCCTTCTTGACTGGCGCTGTGACTGTTGTGGTGGCAGATCCTGAGCTCACTGCGAACACGAGGTTTGTGCTCGCAGTCGACTCACTGTGGCTGAGGAACAGAGTGAATCCTGTCTGCAGGTCGTCCCTGTACTGGGTGACGACCTGCACCCTGTTCTGCGCTGCCTGTGGGCTCAGGTGCATCTGGACCGTGAAGTCTGACCCGTTCGGCGCGATCACCTCCTGCCCAGAGCTGTCTCTGCTCTGATCGGGGAAGGCGGCGCCCGCCTGATCAAGCACGCTGATGGACGCGGTCCCGTCTGCTGTCAGGTATCCCACTGACTTCGGGAACAGATCGTAGACGTACTTCTCGAAGCCCGTCAGCTCATCGATGAACGTGTTGATCTCCTCCTCGGTTCCATCGAAGGGGAAATCGTTTATGATCTTGACGAACGCAGCATTGACCTTTCCCACGGCAGAGTCGAAGAACGTGTGGTTCTCAAACTTCGACCAGTCGAGGTCGAGCTGCTGTGAGTTGACAGGCGCTCCGCCCGAGAGGCGCGAGTTGACGCTGTCCTGATTGCCTATCGTTCCATCGATGAGCCTGTGCCCACTGATCACGGGTTCTCGCCTGTTGTCAGTGTCGCGAGCTCCTTTGATCTCCCTGCTGGGCGTGGGAACCAGCTGTGGGGGCCTCTTCATGACGTCACCCTAAACACGGCAGAAACGTCCGGGAGCTCTAGGTCCTCTCCGATGTCGCGTATCAGGACTGCGAACTTGTAGGTCCTGCCGGGAGTGAGAGCGTCCATGTGGAAGTCGAAGTACATCCCGTCCTGTGAGGTCGAGACGCGGGTTGCTCCGTTGTCAGACATGTACGGAATGACAACATCGTTGGTGACAGCGTCCCTAACGCTGTAGTAGACCCTATCGTAGATGTGTCCGTTGTTCTCCCGGGAATACCTGGAGAAGGTGACCTCCTCATCGAGGTCCTCTATGAAAAGGATGAACCTGGGCCTGTCGGTGAGCTTGTAGTCAGCGCGGCAGTTTGTGACTCGGGCGTAGAGCGACCTCGTCTGCGGCTTGTAGGCGGACGCGTTGGTGGTCTTGACATCAAAGGATCCGGAGTAGAAAGCGACTGTCCCATCAAGCGATCCCCACGCCTCACTGAAGGACGCGCTAGTCGTCGACTTCAGGTGCTGTATGAGGCCGGTGTGGAACTGATCGACTGCGAATGAGGCGCTGTAGAGGCCTGGCAGGAGGATGCTGCCGATCTTCGCCTGCGATGCAGTGACAGTCTGGCTGAATGAGCCAGAGCTGATCTTGAGCAGCATGCAGTTCGCGCCAGAGATCTCAGACGCGCTGGATCCTGAGACGAAGTTGGCGGGCGTGCTCCTGAAGTTGTTTCTGAGGAAGAGGGATCCGGTCCTATTGAAGATCATGTTTGAGTGGTTGTCAATCACTGAGTCATCGATTGACACTTCAAGGCGCGGACGCTTGCTCGGGGAGGCTGAGTGTCGGGACACGAACCTCTTCACAAATCTCGTGACTGAGTCGGTCTCCTGTGAGCCGCTGAACGCGATCCTAAAGCCGCAGTCAGGAAGGTAGCCAGCGAGAGTTCCCGAGACGATCTGCGTCACATCCATGACCAGATCCTCCTCGCTGTTGAAGGACTGGACCACGGGAAGGTAGATCTCGCCCGCGCCAAAATTTGCAGCGCTTATGATGTCAGCTGTCGCGGATCCAACCGCGGCTTCAGATCCCGCTCCCTCTGTCGTCCACTTTGTGAGGACGCCGTTTGCGTAGGAGGCAGTGAGGAAGTTGGCGGCCTGGACATCGGAGAACCTGATGATGTCCCTTCCGATCCCCTCGTCGAATGACTTTGACAGGGGGTGAAGGATCAGACTGAAATTTTTGGGCGTTGTCTGACCCCCGTACACATCCTTGATCTTGATCTTGCACTTGAAGGTGGCGCTGTTGGTGTCAAACAGCGATCCTGTCAGCGCCCTGATTGGATTGAGGTCGAACTTGAGGAGAACACGCGAGATCTCGATTGGCTCGCTCTCCCCGTTGATGACAGACTCGTCGAACATCTTGAAGAGGTCGAGAGTGCCCGCGTCGCCCACGTTGGCGTCTTTGGCGCGGAAGTTGGTCGACACGATGCGATTCGTGATGTATGTGTCGGCCGAGGCCGAGATGATCTTGATCACTGGGCGCTCCCTGTGATGTCGTAGTCGGGGTACTTCATCTCGAAGATCGCGCCCACCGGGCAGCGGATCACATTGTTCCGCAGCTGGGTGGCGACCTCAAACTGTGATGAGGAGTAGGTCCTTCCGCTGATCGTTCCCACCTTTGGAACGACACGTATGTTCATCATGCCGGAGACTCCCGGCGTGTTGATGATTGTGCTGATGATGTCGCTCACGACAAGCGGCTGTCCAACCTGGAACTTGTTCGTCGTGAGGAGCGTCCGCAGCCTGGTGTTTATCGACTGAAGCACCGTTCGCCTGTTCTGGTCGAACTCAACAGTGACCGTGTAAGTGACGCCGTAGTTGAGCACCTGCGCGTCCAGTATGTCAATGTTGTCCGATATGAGGCGGAACTGGTTCAGGTACGTGCGAAGATTGCGCTTTAGGGTGTCTGAGGAGATCGTGAACTCGTCTCCGACGTTCCTGCTGATGACGTACAGGTTGGTGACAGCCGGGTCTGTCCTGCTGGGAGAGGCTCCTGCCCTGAATACCCGTCCGAAGGATGAGGGCATCGTGTACACGCGGGAGAGAAGATCGGGCGCGCTCACGATCCTGTTCTGCGCGTTCCTTGCGCCGTCGATTCGCAGCTTGAGCTCATCGATTGTCGGAGCGTTGTCTCCGCCCCGCGCCTCGGCTGGGTTTGTGACTGATATTGAGGCGCGCACTCTCGCGATGCTTGTCGATTCTCCCGTGGTCGGGAACAGGAGGTTGAGCCTCTCAAACTCTGCAATGTTCGCGGCGGGAACGTTGTGGTCGAGGCCACCGCCATGGCGATACCTGACAGTCATGACTGTTCCTGACGGCGCATATCCCAACGTTGCGGATCGCAGAACGGAGCTGGGATCTATGGCGACCCTTGCGACCTGCCTCTTCCCAAACAGTGGGAGAGAGACCTCGCTGGGGTCTGGGATGATGTCGTTGTCGAGGGACTGCGCGTCACCTGCTCCAAACTGCAGGGATGTGTTGCCAGTGCCAAGCGCAGTGCGCGATGTGAACCTGTAGGGCGCAGGGACAAGCTCCAGGGCGTACGGGACTTCTTCGCTGTCAATCCCCGTGTTCTCGACAGAAGTGAAGACAGTGTCCTGGGTGAGAGCTTCAACCTCGTAGTAGACGTTCCCCTCCGTGTCTTTGACCGATGTGATCTCAGTGACATTGGAGTTCGAGAGTGTGATCCTCCTAAACGCCTGGTATGAGTTGTCAATTGAGAAGCTCTCGGAGGTCATCCTTCCTGACATGCAGGTTGCGGTCCTCGTCACGATGTACGAGGTGGGATTCTGGCTGGCGTCTCTTGCTAGAACGGACACGCTTGCGATGAGCGTCCCACTCTGGCCCGTTGCTGCGAAGTCGACGTCCTGGTCAATCTCAAACGTGATGCCGCTCCTCGACCTAACAGCAGATCCCGCAACCAGCTTTGGAAGAAAGATCGGGTTCGGCGTGTACCTGCCTGCGACGCGGGTCGCAGGCACTGTGATCGAAATGTTGATGTCCACAATGGCGGGAGAAGCGCCCACTATCTTCACGCCGGCCATGGTCAGCAGGTTCTGGATGTTCTGCGTCTCAATAGCAGTGTCTACACTCAGCTCTCTGAACTGGTGATCCAGGTAGAACGCCGACACATCGCCGGCATAGGCTGCCATGTCGAGGAACATGCCGCCGACAGATGGGTCGGAGAAGTCCTGGATGTTGTTTGGGAAGTATGTCCTGACGTACTGCAGGAGGGCAGCCCGAAAGGAGTCAAAGTCCCTGTTGAGGTAGGTCCGCGTCTTGACGGGCCTCAGGCTGTTCTGTACTCTTGCCATGCTACCTCTCAACCCACCACGTAGATGATGACCTCAAGCGCCCTTGAGGTCTCTTGGACCTGTGGCACCCTGTACGTCAGTCTTATTGCCACCTTGCCTACCCCGTTGGCTGCAGGCTCTAGTATAGACGACTCAAAGGACTGCAGATCGACAAACGGCATGAACCGCTCGACTGCCTCTCTGATCCTCATCATCGCCTCGTTCTCCCAGTCCAGACGAGCGAGCTCGAGCGACAGGGGTCGAAGATTGGCGCCAAAGCTGTAGGATCCGAGCCTCTCGCCGTGGTTGGTCAGAATGAGATTTCGCAGATTGTCTGCGACCTGATCGGGAAGGCTGTAGTGCATCGTCAGGAATCCGCCCGACTCACTGATTCTCAGCGGTGTGACGATTCCGACCGGCACAGGCGCAGTCGCAGCTGTCCTCTGCTGATCAGAGCTCCCAATCCTTGTGCCTACGCTCTTGAAGTCCCGTGCCACGCACTAACTAGAGGCGAAGACAGTCTTCGAGTAGAGCTCCTGGCCCAGCGGTCCAATCGTGTTGAGAGCTCCGATTGTGTTGGCGAAAGCTGCAACAATTGCGACATTGGTGGGCGATGTTGATTCTGCCGCTACTGCAAAATCATTTCTAAGAGCCAGCGTGACCTGTGCCAGCTTGCTTCCTGTCACAACTCCATTCGCGTACGCCTCGCTGGTCGTTCCCAGGAAGATCTTGGGCGCCTGCACGCTGACGACTGTCTCCGCAGTGATCTGCAGGTTTCCCTGCGCGTCGATCACAATGTCCGACCTGTTCGGACCCTCGACAACGATTCGTATCGATCCGTCCTCACCTGCCTGCATTCGAATGTGCTGGGCCCTTGCTGCAATGCTAGGACCGGACTTGGCC